ACACCGGAGTTTTCAAAGGCGGATATTCAGACCGTAAAAGAAGAAATCGACAGGGAAAAAGAAATATCTGACCTTGAGGTGTTAATGGAAGAACCGGACGTTACATCGAATTACGATGATAACCTGATAAAAGCACTGGCAAAACTCGGAGAAGACGAACCGGAGCTTTACAGGGCAATATATGAACAAAACAAAGCGGCAGGATATACAGTAGAACAGATGAAGGACGATATGTGCCCGAATGAAGAAAAGATATATTTTGTCCGTCTGGCGGGAATCGGAAGAATGGTATTTTCTCTGAAAACAAAAGAGTCCACTGTCAGATTAGTTAATTCACGAAGTGGGGAAAAGCAGGAGTATACATGGCAGCAGTTGATAGACGGCTGGAAACAGCTTTTTAAAGGAAAAACAGGCACGGCACAGGAAGAATGGAGCAGAGAGTATAAAAGACCGTATCCGTCAGAAGAAACAAAAGAAGAACGGCCAAAGGAACGCAAAGAACCAAAGGTCAGCCGTCCGGCACCTGAAAAAACACGTAAGGAAGATGTAAAAAAAGTAAATGCGGAAAAGGCAGATACAGAAGCCCCTGCGCCGGAAGATGAAGACAAAAGCAAAAAAACTAAAAAGCCCGAAAGCCGCATAAACACCGGTAGCGAAGCGGATTCTACTCCAAAACCGTCTACACAGGATTACAAAGGTGCGGTATTCAATGAAATGATAGGTGTTGCAAATGGTCTGTTATCCTGCGTATATCAAAAGGACGTTAAGGGAATCAGGGAACATATAAAGGATATTGGACATATGCTGGATACGTTAGCAGCGGAAGAACAAAAGGACATTCCGGGTCAGATGCGTATGGGAGAATAAGAAAGACAGAGGTGATAACAATGCTTACATGGCAGAAGAAAAATGGCGAATGGGGATTAAACGGAGTGCCTGAAGAAGAACTGAAAAAGGTTGGCAGCAGAATATATGCGGCGCTTTTTAAATTAAAAGATTATGAACAGCTGGGAGTAAGTCCTGGACAGGTGGAAGAACTGGACAGGCAGTATACGCAAGTATGTGAACGTCTTGCAAGACAGAAAATTCCATGTATGCCGGGAGATACGATTTATATTTATGAAACGTGTGAGTGTATCCCAAGAACCCGTGACCAGCAGACAGGGATAGTAGAGTGTCCGTTTGAATCAGACTGTCCGTATGATACCTGTAGAGATGCAAATGAGCGTTTATTTCAGACAAAGGTTATGGGGATATATAATACAGGGCACGGCTGGTACATAGAAGCCGAACATATCATACAGGCAATACCGGCATCTTATATCGGGAATACTGTCTTTTTTAATCCAAAGGAAGCATATAACAGGCTTCATGCAGGGGCTAAAGAAGATTACAGAAAACATTTTGAACGGAGATTTATGAGAAAACGATGAAAGAGTGGATAAACATTAATGGAAGCACTAAAATCTGCGGACAATGCGCATATAAAGCATATTTGGGAGAAAATGCACAGGGGCAGCAGGTATATGGGTGCGGGAATGCGGGGAAATGCCAAGAGAGGAGCAAAGAACAAAATGGAAACGAAGAGAAAAGCAATATCCAAAAGCACAAGAACTAGCGTATATCTTATGTATAACGGACATTGCGCTTATTGTGGCAAAGAAATTAAATACAAAGATATGCAGATTGACCATAAAAAGCCATTAAGATTGGGTGGAATAAACGATATTACAAACTACTTGCCAGCATGTCGAAGCTGTAATCACTACAAAAGCACGCTTGATGTAGAGGGATATAGAAAATATTTGCAGGACATACATAAAAGACTTATGCGGGACAGTATCCCATACCAAGTCGCAGAAAGATTCGGGATAGTGAAACATATATCAAACGATATTTTATTTTACTTTGAAAAGGTAAATAGATGAATTATGTGATTTTACAGATAAATGAACAATTTAAATGAGATTATTATGCTTTAGTATTAAAATCACGGAATTGGAGCATAGATGGACATTGAAAATTGAATATTGAGGGTTGATATGGTATAATTCAAATATTAAATCGCAAAGGAAGATTCTATGGTTATAGATTATATACAAATGAGTGTGGCACTAATAATCAGTTTGTTTGTAGCTTTAATTATTTTGAGTTATGCAAATAAAAAAATACAAAAAAGGGCTATAGAAGAAGTAAGGAGTGCCGTCAAAGATTTTTGCAATAACCTTGTAGAAAATCAAGAAATAGACATCATTAAACTTATGCATAAAAATGTTAGCGAATTACAGGAATATTATGTAATAAGCAAGCAACATGCAAGAGAATCGTTTATAGCGACATTGATTACATGTTTTACTGGTTTATTTCTTTATGCGCTGGGAATTATATCTTATGTATTTTTAGATAAAAATATTAATGTGATTACAGTTATTTCAGGAACTGCAGTTGAAGTAATATCAGGATTGTTTTTTTCGCTGTACAAGAATACAATAAAACAATTAGAAATATATCATAGACGATTAGAATCAACGGAAAGATATTTAATAGTATATCACATGATAATGGAAGTTTCGGAGGAACACAGATACGAGGAGCAAAGAAATTATATAAATTATGTGTTAAACGATAACCAACATCAGATGAAGAACGAATAAATAAGTATAGTACCAACCGTCAATATTTGATGGCTGGTATTTTTTTGCCTAAAAATCAAGAATTGCACCGGTGCAACAAAAAAGGAAGCCTGCTGGATTCGCGGTCTGCAAGCTTCCTGTTCCCATATATCGAACAAATGTATTATAGCACAAAACACAGAGCAGTACAATACAAATGGGAGGAAATATGGGAATAAAAGAGGCATTGGCACAATATTGTGATATGCAGCAGGAAATTAAGGACATAAAAAGCAGGATTGAAACACTGGAAAGACAAATTGCGGTTATGGAAAAGCAGGGATACACCCAGCAGGATTCAGTTACAGGCGGAGAAGGAGGAAACAGACATTATAAAATCGAAGGGTATCCATACCCTGAGTACTCAAGAAAGACAACGCTTCTTATATGCCGTCGGCAGCAGTTGAATGGTAGGGAGTTAAAACTACTGGAATTGACCAATGAGGTAGAAGAATACATAGGACAGATAGAAGACAGCAGAATAAGGAGAATGATTACATATAGGTTTTTAGATGACTTAACATGGGTTCAGGTGGCTTACCGTATGGGTGGGAAGCATACGGCGGATAGCTGCCGGGTGGCAATTGATAGATTTTTAGAGAAAAATTAATGTTTGTTCGTTCTGTTCGTTTTAACTGTGATAATATCTAAACTGGATAAAGAATTAATCCACGGACGGAAACCGGATAAATCCAAAAGCCGCAGGTGCGGCAGTTTTTTACCTCTTGAATGGCGCTGGCGAAAGCCGGCGCTTATTTTAGTGGAATTATAATATTTATAGATAGAACAACAGTAAAGGAAGGTGGTGGTTGTGCCGAATGCACCGAATTATGAATTAGCAGAAAATGATTATATGTCCGGCATGAAGTATAAAGATATAGCGCGGAAATATGGAGTAACTTTAAACACAGTAAAGAGCTGGAAAAAGAGATACAACTGGGATAGAAAAGGTGTGCACACAAAAAATGAAAAAGTGTGCACACAAAAGCAATCAATTAAATCAGACGATAAAAAGCCTGTTGCTGATGAGGTGGAAGCTGTATTGCAAAATACAGAATTAACCGAGAAGCAACGGCTTTTTTGTTTGTATTTTGTAAAATGTTTTAATGCCACAAAAGCCTATAGAAAGGCATATCAGTGTGATGAGTATGTAGCAATGTCAAGCGGTTCAAGATTGTTAAGAAATGCAAAGGTAAAAGAGGAAATAGACAGATTAAAACAGGAAAAGCTAAATCAAGCCTATTTAACACAGGCAGACATCTTTCAAAAGTATATGGATATTGCATTTGCAGATATGGGCGATTATGTTACTTTTGGCAAAAAGAGAGTTCCGCAATGGAAGCAGGCTGATGGGCAGAACATTCCTGTTATAGACCCGAATACAGGGCAGCAGAGGATTATTGAATACAGCTATGTTGATTTGAAAGAGTCAACGGACGTAGACACAAGCATTATTTCCGAGGTGTCTGAAGGAAAGAACGGCATCAAAATTAAACGCGCTGACCAGATGAAGGCACTTCAGTGGCTTACAGAGCATATGGATATGGCGACACAGGAGCAGAAAGCAAGGCTGGAATTGCTTAAACTACAGAAAGAAAAGCTGTCAGAAGGTACGGTGGGAAATAATGATGCAGTGGAAAAAATGGACAATATTTCTAAGATTTTAGAACAGATGCGGCAGGTGAATCAAGACGATTTGGCGGATTAAAAAAACACTAAAAATGTCCGCCAGTCACGGAATTTTAGTGTTTTCTGCTGTTTTGTAGTAATATTGCACAAAGGCATTAAATGTATAAAAAACAGACGAAGCCAGTAATAAACAAGCTTTGCGGCAATTTTAATATCAAAAATATTATTCGCTAAACGTGAGTTTTGCGAAGTTTTACTTAAAACAGCTCTAAACAGGGAGGTGGTACGGTGCTGGTCTTATCTTCTAAATTTAAAGATTTTTTGACAGTGGAAGCAGACAGGGAATATCTTGAGGGAACAACGGCAGCAGGTAAAACAACGGTTGGTATTTTTAAATTTATGCTAATGGTTGCTAAATCGGATATCAAGTATCATGTTCTTGCGGGTGCAGACATTGGAACAGTCGAAAAGAATGTTATTAATTCGGAGCGGGGGTTGCTGGAGCAGTTGGACGGACTGGCAACGTACAATCCAAACGGCAAAGGCAGAATAAGACTGCCACACATTGAATATAAGACACCGAATGGAATCAGGTATATTTATGTATGCGGCTATGATAATAAAGCAAAATGGAAGAAAGTATTAGGCTCACAGGTAGGCTGTGTGTATATTGATGAGGTCAATATTGCAGATATGGAGTTTTTGAGGGAAATAACGCACAGATGTAAGTATATGATAACGACTTCCAATCCTGATGCACCGGATATTCCGGTGTACAAGGAGTTTATCAATAGAAGCAGGCCGTTAAAAAAGTACATAAAAGATTATCCGGCAGAGCTTCTTGACGAATTAAAAGAAGAACCAGTTACAGGCTGGATTCATTGGTATTTTACATTTTATGATAATGCATCAATGACACAGCAGGATATACAGAAAAAGATAGATGCAGTTCCGAAAGGAACAAAGATGTACAAAAATAAAATACAGGGATTAAGAGGCAAGGCAACAGGTCTTGTCTTTTGTAATTTTTCTCATAAAAAGCATTTGATTACAAAAGAAGCTGCAAAGAAGTATATCAAAGACAGAGAACGGCAGCAGGCTGAATATTTTGAAATATTCACTGCTGGACTGGATACGGCATATTCAACAAAAAGCTCAGATACAATTGCCATGTCTTTTTCGGCAATTACCAATAAAGGCAGATACATTGTTCTGGATGAAAAGGTATATAACAATGCAGGACAGGATACTCCGATTGCACCGAGTGATACGGTTGTGAATTTTGTGGATTTCCTTGAGAGGAACAGAAAAGAATGGGGTGGCATGGCACGGAATACATTTGTGGATTCCGCTGATCAGGCAACATTAACAGAATTTGCAAAGTACAGAAGAATGCACCCGGAATGTCTGTATGTTTTTAATAATGCCTACAAAAAGGTGGAGATAATTGATCGAATCATGCTTCAGCTGGGCTGGCTGGATTATAACGCAGATACCGGAAAAGAGCCGTGTTTTTATATTGTAAACACCTGTGAGAATTATATCAAAGAACTGGATAAATACTCGTGGAGAGAAGACAAGGACCAGGAGCCGGAGGACGGCAACGACCATATGGTAAACAGTGTACAGTACAACTGGATTCCTTACCGTACAAAGATTGGAGTGAGAAGAAATGAGGTTGATAGATAAAATGGCGGATAAAGTAAGAAACGGAATCAGAAGCTTTTTAGAGATTCAGCCGGCAGCAGCCAGTACGATATACATCAATGAAAAGCTGGACTATGAATCCAATGCAATCAAAAATAAAATATGGTATAGAGGACAGTCAGACGAATTATCACAGCTGTATAAAAGCATTGATGTTGATATGACACTGTTTTGGAAGGCGGTTCCCACACCGGGAAGGGCAATCAGAAAAATTCACACTGGTCTTCCTGCGAATATCGTTGATACGCTGGTATCTATTGTAATGTCAGATATGAACAGTATCAATGTATCGGAAAAACAGGAGGAGTGGGAACTGATAGCAAAGGATAATAATTTTAAAGCGGTAATGACAAAGGCGCTGACACAGACACTGGTTGTCGGTGATGGAGCTTTTAAATTTACGATTAATACAACAATAAGCCTATATCCGTTGATTGAGTTCATATCCGGTGAAAATATAGAATACGTCTATCAGCATGGAAGAATCAGACGGATTATTTTTAAAACGGTATATCGGTACAATCACAGGACATACCTGTTGGAAGAAACATACGTGAAAAACGGCATCTACTCACACTTGTATGCAAATGGAAATGAAGTGCCGTTAAACAGCCTTCCGATGACAGAAGGATTACAGGAATCCGTCACATGGGAGGGCGGTTTCATGATGGCGGTTCCATTTAAGATTTATGATTCAAATAAATGGGAAGGCAGGGGAAAATCGGTATTTGATTCAAAATGTGACAACTTTGATGCATTAGATGAAGTATGGAGCCAGTGGCTTGAAGCGTTGCGCAGAGGCAGGACAAAAGAATATATTCCAACATCACTATGTCCGAGGAATCCTGACACAGGGGAAATCATAAAACCGAATGACTTTGATAACCAGTATATACGGGTAGAAGGAAGCTTGTCGGAAGATGGGAAAGATAAGGCTGAACTGATACAACCGGAGATTCCACATGAAAGCTATTTGAGTACCTATGTAACGGCGCTGGATTTGTGTTTACAGGGATTAATCAGTCCTTCTACGCTGGGGATTGATGTAAAGAAGCTGGATAATGCAGAAGCACAGAGAGAAAAAGAAAAGGCAACACTGTACACAAGAAACAAGATGGTTGAAACGATTCAACACAGTCTGCCGGAAGTAGTCAATACAGCGATCCAGACGTATGAGGTATTGACAAGACAGGCTGTAACCTGTCATACGGTGGAAATACCGTTTGGTGAATATGCCAATCCGTCTTTTGAGAGCCAGGTTGAAACAATTTCCAAAGGAAAACAGGGCGGCATTATGAGTATTGAAGCTTCTGTAGAGGAATTGTATGGTGATTCCAAAGATGAGGAATGGAAACGGCAGGAAGTGATGCGGTTAAAGGCAGAACAGGGAATTGAAACAATGCAACAGGCATCAGTCAGTGAGGATAATGGCGGGTTTGTAGTAGATAAAGTGCAGGATATTCCGAAATGAGGTGAATAAAGTTGTCGAAATATGTAAACGGTGAATATGACATTGAAAAAGCGTTTCGTGCAATCGAGGACGAATTGATTCATTCTATGATTCGTAATTTTAAACAGCACCGTGCAGAGGAAACAAAAGAGGGATATAACTGGTCCGCATGGCAGATAGAACAGTTGAAATCACTAGAACAGTACAAGAAAGCCAATGCAGAGAAATTTGCAAGCCGGTTCAGCAACATCAACGCTTCAGTAGAGGAATTGATAAAAGAAGCCCGCGCACAGGGAGGTTCAGAGCAGGAAGAACAGATATTAAAAGCAATTAAAAATGGATTTAAAGCAGCGAAACCACCCGGACAGGGTATGGAAGCTGCTTTTTTTAGATTAAATGATAAAAAAATAGAAGCATTGGCAAAGGCAACAAAGAATGACTTATCAAAAGCAGAGCACGCTACGCTTAGAATGGCAAATGACAAATACCGCCAGATTATATTCAATGCACAGGTTTATGCCAATACAGGTGCGGGGACATATGAAAAGGCAGTGGATATGGCGACAAGAGATTTTCTAAGCGCCGGCATAAACAGTATTGAATATAAAGACGGCAGCAGGCACAATATCAAAGAATATGCAAGCATGGCAATTAGAACGGCAGATAAGCGGGCATATCTGACGGGAGAAGGTGAAAAGAGAAAAGAATGGGGTGTTACGACCGTAATTGTAAAAAAGCGTGGAAATGCCTGTCCGAAGTGCCTGCCGTTTTGTGGCAAGATACTAATAGATGATGTATGGAGCGGCGGTGTCCCGGACGGAAAACATAAGTTGATGAGCCAGGCAATCACCGCCGGTCTTTATCATCCGAATTGTAAAGACATACATACAACGTACTTTGAAGGAATTACAAAGTATGGAGAGCCGTATACCGATACTGAATTAAAGCAGATTGAAAGTGATTACAATGAGGGACAAAAACAAAAATATGCCCAAAGGCAGGCAGAACGGTTTGACCGCCTTGAAAAGTATTCTCTTGATGATGATAATAAAAAAATGTATGCGGCACGGAAGGAGCAGTGGGAAAAACAGGTTGATTCAAAACAGGAGTATAAACCTGTAAATCGAGGTGAAAGCAAAATAGTTGAAGTTAAAAATAACAGAAATATAAATATTAGCGAAGTTGAGGACTATAAAGGAGATGTTTATATATCTGATAAGGCAAATATTAAGCCGAGGGCATTGCATGAAATCTACAACAATACAATGAAGGCAATGGAATTGTGGGGAATTTCAAAGAATAGAAGACCTGAGATTAGAATTGTTTCATATGAAGAATTAGAGGCATATGGCAAATATAATGCAGTAGATAATGTTGTATATTATATACCCGAAGTTGTTTCAGAAGATATTGTGGGGGGAAAGGCGATTACAGAATATCATGAAATGTGGCATATGAAGCAGGCTGAAAAGTTTAGAAGTAAAGGCTGGAATATCACTAAAGAGAACTATGGCAAGTACATTAGAGAATTAAACAAAGAGTGCAAGAAAACAATTGACGTACTTGGTATAAATGAATATAATGTGGGTAAGATAAGTGATTATGCGGAAAAAATGCTGGATTATGGAAGATATGATGAAGTTGAAGCCGAATATATGACGATTATAAAATCAAAGGGGAAAGAATTATGATTATTGATTATCCGGAAGAAATAAAGAAAGCAATGGAGATATATGAACCTTATAGGTTAAATATTAAAGATGGAGAATTAAAAGATGCACCGCAAGAAGCAATAGATGCTTTTTATAAGTGTAAAAAGTGGGCCTGGGAACAGGAACAGTAGATGAGTAGCCACCAGTCGAGAGATTGGTGGTATTTTTATACCCAAGTTGCACCGGTGCAACAGAATTTAATATTAGTTAATAAGCACACATGGCAATACGCTGTGGGTGCTATTTTTATGCCCAAAAGAAAGGAAGATATGAAATATTTAATTGAATATAGGGGAGAAGTCCTGTCAGGGAAGGCTCCTGACCTCCCCAAGATAAGCTAAGACGTGGCGAAAGGCTGCGTCTTTTTTGATTGCAGAGGTAGGCTGCAATAATAATTATTTAATAAAATTTATAAAATGGCAGTATTTTTATAATGTATTACATTATGCGTATCTTGCTAGATTTTTATTTATAAAAATTATAATAAAAAAGTATAAACTGACGAGAAATATAGAGAAATACAGCAGTTTACAAGCTTTTAATAAAGTGATAAGGTGAGCATACGATATATCGAAAAAAATAATAACCTCTTGACCAGTTAATTGTAAAAAATTACATTCTACTAGAGTGGAAATATGATGAAAATAGATTGATTTAAATATGAAACTGGTCAAAAATAAGAATGTCTTAAATAAAAGTACTTGACTTTTGCCCGACAAAAGTGAGGTGAGAAAAATGAGTCCTAGGACAGGCAGACCGACAAACAATCCAAGACCTAATAAATTAAGCATTCGAATAAGTGACGAGGATAAAAAGATATTAGAGAATTATTGTGAAAGGGAGAATGTAAATCGAACGGAAGCAATTAGTCGCGGAATTAAGAAGTTGGATAAAAAATAGAAACACCCGATACCCTACCAAGATAACCGAGTGTTTCGCAAACTGTGGAATATCCTCTATGAAATATTTTATCATAGAAAGATACTCCTTGTAAATATCATTTAAAAAGGAGAGTTTTAGTATGAATCAGATTGAACAGACAATTACAAGTGTTGAAGTAGCAGGAATGGTTGGTAAGCAGCATAATGAATTATTAAAAGATATTCGTAGATATTCAGAACAATTAGGTGAGGGGAAAATTCCCCAGTCCGATTTCTTTACAGAGAGTACATATAAGAACAGCCAGAATAAGCTAATGCCTTGCTACAATGTTACAAAGAAAGGATGTGAATTCATAGCACACAAGCTTACGGGTGCAAAGGGAACAGAATTTACAGCAAGATACATCAATCGTTTTCACGATATGGAAGAACATATAAACAACAGCAAGCCACGCACAGCACTTGAACAACTCCAGTTACAGAGTCAGGCAATTCTTGAAGTTAATGATAAGATAGATGAAGTTAAGCAGGAGCTGGAAGACTTTAAGCAGGATATGCCACTGATGAATATTGAATGTGACAGAATTACAACAGCAGTTCGTAAGGTTGGAACTCGTGCCTTAGGTGGTAAAGATAGTAATGCCTACCACGATAAGTCTTTGAGTGGTAAGGTATACACAGATATATACAGAGAGCTGAAGAGACAGTTTCAGGTTACTTCCTACAAGTCAATCAAGCGTAGACAGTGTGATACAGCAATATCCATAATTGAAGGTTATAGGTTGCCTGTGGTTCTGAAAGAACAGATACAGAACACTAACGCACAGATGAATATGGAGGTGTAATATGTCTGCTAAAATTGATTTTGAGAATGCTTTGTATGAACTGGAACAGACAACAGCAACATTAGGATTTGTTCAGACAGCATTTGCAGAGGGCGAATCTCTTATAGATAATGACGAATCTGCAGCAACTATATATATGTTATATTCAAGACAAAGGTCTATAGTGAATAAGCTCAAAGAAGTATTGAATACAATAAAATAAATAATATCATATTGATATCTGGGACGTTCAGCAATGGACGTCCTTTTTATATGCCCGGATTGCACCGGTGCAACACAGGTCCGAAGACCTTAAACTACGCAGAGCCACTGGGATAACAACTGGAAGGTGAGCCACACCAAAAACTTGAAAAAGGGAGACACCCTATAACTGAAAAAGGAGGAACACAAGAAAATGAAAAGAAATGTACCATTAAATCTGCAGTATTTTGCGGAAGAAGGGCAGCAGACAGAAAGCGGGCAGGCGGGAACGCAGAACACATCGGCAACACCAGAAATTGACTATGATAAGCTGGCAGGTATCATCAGCGGCAAGCAGAGTGTAGCGGAAGATACGGTATTAAAAGGCTATTTTAAGCAGCAGGGCATGAGTGAAGATGAAATGAAACAGGCGATTGCAGCTTATAAAAAGCAGAAAGCCGAGAATACACCTGATGTTGCGGCAATACAGGAACAGCTTGCCAAGGCACAGACACAGGTAAGGCGTGCAGAACTGGAAAAGCAAGCGACAATTCAGGCACTGGAACTTGGCTTAGATGTCAAAACCGTTCCGTATGCCATTAAAATGGCAGAACTGGATAAAGCGGTCGGTGAAGACGGAAAAATTAATACAGAAAGCATTAAATCCGCATTAACACAGGTACTGGAAGATATTCCAGGTTTAAAACCGCAGGCGCAGGTATCCGGTGGTTTTCAGATTGGTGCATCGGGAAACGGACAGAACACACAGACAACACAGGAGCAGTTAAATGCTGCTTTTGGAGTATAAGAAAGAAGGTAGAATATGGAGTACAATTATGCAACAGAATTTCAGCAGCAGCTTCAGAAAAAGTACGCAAAGGAGTTATGCTCTGATGAATTAACAAAGAGTAATCTGCAGGTTAAATTTATTAATGCAGAAACAATTAAGCTTCCAAGTATTACGGTATCAGGATACAAGGACCATACAAGAACAATCGGGTTTAATGCAGGAACATTAAGCAATGACTGGACACCAAAGAAGTTATCATTCGACCGTGATATTGAATTTTTTATTGATCCGATGGATATTGATGAAACCAACCTTACATTATCTGTTGCCAATATTCAGAACACATTTGAGGAAGAACAGGCAATTCCGGAAAAAGACTGCTACAGATTTTCAAAGTTACATTCTGAATTACAGACATTATCGGGAAGAATTGACAAGACGGTTATTGATGCGGCAACATTTCTTGAATGGTTTGACGGAGAAATGGCAGTTATGGATGAAGCAGGTGTACCGGAGGAAGGCAGAATCCTTTATGTAACACCGACTATGAGAAAGATTGTAAAAGAGGCAGAAGGCATCCAGAGGGTAATGAATGTAACAACTCCGACAACAATCAACCGTACAGTACATTCTATGGACAATGTCACAATCAAAATGGTACCGGCGGCAAGAATGAAGACAGCATACGATTTTACCGAAGGGTTCAAGCCTGCATCAGAAGCAAAACAGATAAATGCGATCCTGATTCATACATCTTGTGTGGTGTGCAGGGATAAATATTCTTACATCAGACTGTTTACTCCGGGGCATGATTCAAGAGTAGGTGACGGATATCTTTATCAGAACAGAAACTTTGGTGACCTGTTCCTGTTAGAGAAGAAAATTGAGGGCTGTTCTATGAATGTAAGCCAGTAAGGAGGGTATGATGAAAGCGGTGAAAGAAAACAGGGAATATACAATCTCTGAAACGGAAAAAGATTATTACAATGCAAAAGGCTTTGATATTCTGGACGATAGCGGAGAGGTTATTGCTTACGGAAAAGGAAAAACCGTATCATATGATGAATATGCGCGTGTTGTAAAAGAGCTGGAAGCATTAAAAGCGGATAAAAAGACAAAGGCAGCAGCAAAGGAGTAAGCCTATGGCATATGAAAGCTATGCAGACGAAATCTATTATAAAAACGTCTACGGCGGTGATGCAATTGCAGATGAATTTCTGAATAAGGCACTAAAGACAGCCAGCAGACATATTGATACCCTTACCTACAACAGGATTGCAGGCAGGGGCATTTTTTCGTTGACGGAATTTCAGCAGGATATTATCAGGGAATCGGTTTGCAGGCTTGCGGATTTTGAATCGGAAAATGCAGACATGATACAGTCGGTTTTACAGCAGTATGCCATAAATGGCGTATCTATGACCTTTGGCAGTTCATGGAATGTACAGGTACAAAACGGCGTGGCGATAAGCCGCGCCGATTATGCCTTCTTATGCCAGTCAGGGCTTTGCTGTGCGAGTTTAGGAGTGTGAATGATGAAATATCCATGTTTGATACAAAAACGCTTCTGTAAGACGGATATAGAGGTCAGAGTAAACCGTGAAGGAAGAAATAAATACGGTGAGCCGTTAGAACAGGTAAGCTGGTCAGGCAGGTGCAATTATCAGGATAATGGCAAAACAGTGCTGACAGCAGAGAAACAGTTAATACAATTATCGGGGTGCGCACTGATACCGGGAGATATTGCACCGGAGCTTCCATCACTTTCCGGTGGTGAGCTGATTGTGAATGGTGTAAAACGCAGAATCTATGAAGGGACAAAAGCAAGAAACCCGGACGGAACAGTCAATTATACAAGACTGGAGGTAGAATAGTGGCAAAATACGTCAAATCGGTTGTAAAGATAAACACACCACGGATTCAGGAAATCAATAAATGCGCGGTGAAGGCATTGGAAAAGACAGCAGAAGCATTACATACGGATATTGTAAATGCAGAGGTTATGCCGAGAGATACAGGAGATATGGAAGACAAATTCACTTTTGTGGATACTTCACAGAGCAGTCAGGGAAAGGTAAGCATTGTAACTTCTACACCGTATGCAAGACGTATGTATTATCACCCGGAATATCACTTTCAGAAGTGGGAAAACGCATTTGCACAGGGAAAGTGGTATAACCCATGGTTAAAGGGCGGAATTTACCAGAATGACATAAAAGATAATTTTCAGAAGTTTTTGAAGCGGTTTATGAAGTAGGAGGTGGGAAAGATACTGTATTTATCAGAAGTAAGAGATTTTATTGCAGGTCTGTTGACAAATATTGTAGATGATGAACACGTCTACAGTGGCATAATGGAAGATAAGCAGGAAATGTCAATAGGTGTATACAATCAGAAGCGTGGAACACCTAAACTTACGGCAGTAGGAGCAAATCCGTCATACAGTCGTAAAGCGGTAAGTGTTTTGGTGCATTGGAATAAAAGTCCGAAACAGACAGAGCGTGCCGCCGCGGCTGTATATGCTGCGATAGAAAGCGCAGGGAGAACCAAAACAGGCACAAATACTATATTGTTTGTAAAAATGACAACGGAAGAAGCGGTTGACGTGGGGACAGACGACAACGGTGTTTTTGAAATGGTTATAGAATTTGACATTTATTATGAAAGGCAGGATACAAAATGAAAAAGATGAATTTACAGTTTTTTGCTGATGCAAGAACAGGGGTAAATCCAACAAATGAGATTCTTTTTGGTGTATGTACAACAGGAAGACCTGTAGATCTTAAATCAGCAGATTACACCACGGTAAAAGATGCAGAGAGCCTCAGTGTTTCCATTGACGGCTCGATGGAAAGCTGGAATCCCATGGATGCAGGGGGCTGGGCAAGAAATTTAATGACGGCGAAGTCACTTACAATCTCAATGGGAGGTAAAAGAAATTACGGTGACAAAGGGAATGATTATGTAGCGGCACTTGCTTTTAAAATGGGGCAGGACTGCAATTCGGCAATGAAAATTACATTTCCGAATCTTGATGTGCTGTATATCCCATGCGTTATCAATGTCACTACGCTGGGTGGTGATTCGACAGCGATTGAAGCGTTAGAGTGGGAAGTTGCATCAGACGGCAGACCGGAGTATGTATCATACACAGAGTAAAATGAAAGTTAAGGAGAGATGAACATGGCAAATATGATTGATATTTCAAAAATGATTACAAATGAGTTACCGGTGGTAAAGATTACAGATGACATTGTAGTAACGGTAAATAACAGGAAAAGCACGATTTTAAATATTCAGGCAATGGCAATAGAGGTAGATAAAAAAGCGGAAGAAGGAGAGGATAATACATCACGTCAGGCAAAGTTTATGCAGAAGGCACTGGGTATGCTGGTAGGTCAGGAAAATGCAGAAAAAATTGAAGCACTTGATCTGCCAATGCCGGAGTACAGTGCGGTATATCAGGCGATTATGGGAGTAGCTTCCGGCACATATGAGGAAGAAACAACACCCTCAAAACAGTGAAGCATATTATGATATATTTGATGACTGGAATTTGATTGAAGCCAGCTTTTTAAAGCAGTACGGAATCCGACTCCGGACAGAAGATGATATGTCCTATGCGGAGTTTTGCTCATTATTATCCGGTATTATGCCTGATACACCGCTGGGGCAGGTGGTAAGCATCCGGGCAGAAAAGGATATGAAGGTAATTAACAATTTCACAAAGGAACAAAAAAGAATCCGCAATGACTGGCTGTTAAAAAGAAATCAAAGACTAAAAAAAGACAGGAACGCATATATGGCATACTGGCAGAAAATTCAATTAGGTTTAAAGGCTGCGTTCTCAAGATAGGGCGCAGCCTTTTTCATGCCGGAAAGGAGGGAAATGTCAGAAACGGAAGTTGCAAGCGTATATCTGGGACTGCATGTTTCTGCACAGGATTTAACAGGACAGATTACAAAAGCCGCGCAGGATGCAACCAAACAGACAACGAATATTTTTTCGGGATTAGGAAAGAAAATTGGGGGGCTGCTTGGTACGGCAGCAGTAACAAAATTTACCAAAGACTGCATTGAAATGGGTTCAAACCTTACAGAAGTGCAGAATGTCGTTGATACTGCATTTGGAAATATGGTGGGAAGTGCCAACGAATTTGCTTCAAACGCAATGGAAAACTTCGGTATGTCAGAACTGTCTGCAAAAAAATATCTCGGTGTGTTTGGCCAGATGAGTTCGGCAATGGGCATAACAGGGAAATCTGCGCTTGAAATGGCAGAAAATGTGACGGCGCTTACCGGTGATGTAGCATCTTTTTACAACCTTGGTACAGATGAAGCTTATACAAAGTTAAAATCCATATGGACCGGTGAAACGGAAACGTTAAAAGATTTAGGTGTTGTAATGACACAGACGAATCTTGACCAATATGCTTTAAATAACGGCTTTGGTAAAACGACAGCAAAGATGACCGAACAGGAAAAAGTAATGCTTCGGTATCAGTATGTTACCAATGCATTGTCTAATGCCAGTGGCGATTTTGCTAAAACGCAGGATAGCTGGGCAAATCAGACACGAATCCTGACATTGCGGTTTCAGCAGTTCCAGGCAACGCTTGGAAAAGGGTTTATCGCACTATTTACACCGATTGTGCGTGGAATTAACAGCTGCCTTATCGGATTACAGAAGCTTGCAGAGGGCTTTACCAATTTGATATTAATGCTTACCGGAGCGGACATATCCTCATCGACAGGAAGTATTGCAACAGATTTATCCGGGCTTGGTGACAGCGCCACAGATGTTGCGGACAGCGTATCGGGAATAGGTAATGCGGCATCGGATACCGCTAAAAAGATAAAGGGGTCATTATCGGGACTTGATGAACTCAATAATTTATCTATAGATGACAGCAGTGACAGCGGAAGCTCCGGCGGGGGAATATCGGCAGGAGGAACAGGAACATCTTCGGCAGCAACCTCTATGGTAGAGGAAGTTGGAAAAGTATCAGATTCACTTGCAAAGTTTAAGCAGCTTGCAGAGGAATTAAAAGATATTTTTAAAACCGGTTTTAAAGAAGGATTAGGAAAAGATTTTACGGCAAGCATTTTGCGTCAGAAAAAACACATCCTAAGCATTAAAGATTCGCTCAAGGATATTTTTACAGACCCACAAGTCACAAATGCTGCATATAACTACGCAAAAAGCGTAAGCAGGACATTAGGAATAATTTCGGGTTCTGCGGTTAGTATCGGCGCATCAATCAGTGAAAATCTTTTAGGCGGTTTTGACAGCTATTTATCTAAAAACAGCGATTTTATCAAAGACAAATTTGCAAATATATTAGACCTTGGCGCGGTATTTAACGAGGAAATAGGCAAATGCTGGGAATTTTTAGCACGAATTTCTGAAGTATTTAGAAGTGATTCAGCTAAAGGAATTACTGGTGATATTATAGCGATAATTGGGAACGGTTTTTTAGAAGCCCGAGAGCTTGCATTACGCTATGCGACAGATATAGCTTCTATTCTGATAGACCCGCTGTCTGATAATACGGATAAAATCAAAGAAGCACTTGAGGGAACGTTGACCTATGTACAAAAGTTTACAGATACAGTTTCAGAGGATTTTACAAAGTTGTGTTCCCATATGAGTGACACATATGACGAACATATTCACCCGATGATGGAGTCTTTCAAAAACGGACTTTCGGAAATTTGTTCCAAAATGCTGGATACATACAATGAATACGTGGCACCGATTGTTGACAGGATATGTGAAAAAGCTTCGCAGGCATGGGATGAACATATACACCCTGTTTTTATGCAGGTGATAGATAATATTGGAAAAGTTGCAGATTTGATAAAGCTGCTTTGGGAGAATGTTGTACAGCCATTTGTTTCGTGGATTGTACAGGATATTATTCCGGCGGTAGCGCCTGTGATAGAAGCAATAGCTGATACAGTTATTCAGTGTGTTTCAGATGTTATGGACGTAATTGGAGATTTACAAAAACTGTTAGGTGATATTATTGATTTTATTACATGCGTGTTTAAAGGTGATTGGGATGGCGCATGGACCAGCTTAGTAGATTCTTTTAAAGATATTTTCTCTCTTATTTATGATGTAGCTAAAACACCGATTAATTTGCTGATTGGGGCTATTAATCAGATGATTGTGGGCATACAGGCTGGAATTAATGCACTGATTAACAGCGTAAATAAATTGAGTTTTACAACACCGGACTGGGTGCCGGGTATAGGCGGAAAAACATTCGGATTTAGTATACCAAAAGTTTCAGCAGAGCAGATTCCGTACCTTGCCCAGGGCGGATATGTCAAACCGAACACACCGCAGCTTGCCATGATTGGTGATAACCGTCATCAGGGTGAAGTTGTAGCACCGGAAGATAAGTTAAGGCAAATGGCAGCAGAAGCGGTAAGAATGAGCAGTGGAAGCGCATCTCAGGAGGTGATAGAGCTTTTAAGCCGGATTATAAGATTGCTGGAGTCGGGAGATAAAGGCGATATCTTGATCCAGGTGGACGGCAGGGAAATATTCAAGGTAACAAGAAAACAGGCGAGAGAGTACTTTGATAGAACAGGAAATCCTGCGTTTGATTTTTAAGCGATATGCACTGTCAGTTTGGCAGTGCATATTTTAATGAGGTGGTTATGGCATATAGTGGATTTTTAATCAGAACAGGCGATTATGAAATTCCGTTAGAATATATCAGTTGTCAGACATACAAGGTAACACGTAGCATACAGGACTTAAACAGCTACAGAGATTCCAACGGAGAACTACATAGAGAGGCACTGGAGCATACACTTGAAAAAGTGGAATTTGAAACAGTACCAAAGCTTTATGGTAACGAAATGGGGAAATTAATAAAAGGCATTTCAGATAATTATATTATAGCTGGAGAGCGTAAAGTTCTGGCAACTGTATTTATCCCGGAAATCAATGATTACGTTACAAGAGAAATGTATGTGCCGGATATACAGTTTGCCATCGATGATGCAACACAGACCGATATTCGGTATGGTTCAAGCAAAATTACATTTATAGCTTATTAGGAGAAGAACATGATTGAATATGGAGGACAGTTCTTAAAAGATAGTGTAGATAAACAGCTGTCCATAGTAACGGACGACGGACAGATACACATTACAAATAACGAACTGCATCAGGAGCAGTTTGAACTGACAGAAAGCTTATGTTCGGAATCGGAACTGACTTTTGGCAGCTGTGAAGCGGGTATGGTTAAATTCACGGTATCGAATATTTTTTCGGGACTGAAAGATAAGTGGATAACAATCCAAATGGTGCTGGCAGGAAATACGGCGAATCCGTTTCAAATCGGAAGGTACAAGGTCTATTCGGATACACCGGAAGCAGACAGGACAAAGCGTGATATCGTAGCTTATGACGCGCTGTACGATATGATAAATGCAGACGTGGCAGAGTGGTACAACACTTTGCTTCCGGATAAAGACAGCACTACAACAATGAAAGCTTTTCGTAATAGCTTTTTTGGGCATTTTGGGATTGAACAGGCGGACATACAGCTTGTAAATGATGATATGAAAGTAGAAAAGACGGTTGAGCCGGAAGAACTAAGCGGCGCGACCGTCTTAAATTGTATCTGCGAAATAAACGGTTGCTTCGGTCATATCGGACGTGACGGCAGATTCCATTACATCTACCTTGAGCAGGAAATACAGGGATTATATCCAAGAAACGACCTGTATCCGGCAGATGATTTGTACCCGTATGAGCCGAAAAGCACGAGAATAAGCAAAAGTCTGTACATATCGGCACAATATGAAGATTTCCTTGTGAAAACTATTGATAAACTGCAAATCCAGAAAGAAGAAGACGATATCGGAGTAATTGTCGGAAGCGGCACAAATGCCTATGTTATACAAGATAATTTTCTTGTTTACGGCAAAGGCAGTGAAGAACTGACAGGAATTGCAAATAACATTTACGGGAGAATCCGGGGGATTATTTACAGACCGTTTTCTGCGGATTGCAAAGGAAACCCATGTATCGAAGTTGGTGATGCGGTCCGTTTGCCGACACGATATGAGATTATCGAAAGCTACGTGTTAAAACGTACGCTAAAGGGTATACAGGCACTTAGGGACGAATATGAAGCAACGGGTGAAGAATACCGTTCTACACAGGTGAATAGCGTGCATAAAAGCATTATACAGCTTAAAGGAAAGACCAACGTGCTGACACGGACAATCGAGGAAACCAACAGTAAGATTACGGACGTTGAAAGCGGATTAAGTTCTGAAATTAAGCAGACAGCAACGGATATAAGGGCAGAAGTTAAAAACACGGCTGACGGCTTGTCAAGCAGTATTGAGCAGACTGCAAACAGTATCCGAAGCGAGGTATCCGATTCAGTAAATAACTTATCCAGTAGTATACAGCAAAATACAGAATCAATCACATCAGAAGTGAAGAGGGCGAGTGAAGCCGAGGGCGATTTATCAACAAAAATTACGCAGACTGCTGAATCAATCACATCCAAAGTCAGCAAAAATTATGAAACAAAAGAAAACGCTACGAACACAAAAACGGAGTTGGAAACTTCCATAAAACAGACGGCGGACGGGATTACGGCAGAATTATCTAAACAGGTAACAGAAACTAAAGAGTATGCCGAATCTGCCGCTGAAACGGCTGAAAGTAATGCAAAACAGGACACAGCAGATAAGTTAAAGGATTACAGCACAACAACGGAAATGAATACCCGAATCAATGCCACAGCAGAGGGAATTTCGGCAGAGGTAACCCGAAAACTGCAAAGCTACAGCACTACAGAGCAGATGAATAGTGCAATAAGGCAGACGGCGGACAGCATTAATACAGAAGTATCAAAAAAAGTAAATGGCGATGAAATTATTTCAAAAATTAACCAATCTGCCGAAAACGTTTCGATTGAAGCAAACAAAATCAATCTGAACGGCGCTGTGACGGCTAATCAGAATTTTAAAATCGATTTGGACGGAAGCATGGAAGCACTGGCTGGGTTAATTGGAATGTGGCAGATATTTAATGGATATTTGCGGTATGTTTTAGGGGAAAATGCACAAGCACTTATTAAGCCGGACGAATTACTCATAAGCAGGAGTGCCGGTGCAAACGTACATGCGTATCCCGGATTACTATATATGCAATCTGATGATGGTGAACGGAGCATTTCAATTGATTGTAACGATGGAAGTATTAACCTCGGAGGAAGTTGGACAACACCGTGGGGAGATATAGAAAATTAGGAGGAATAGGCGATGAATAAGGCGTATGGTCGAATTGACTGGCAAAACTATCCCAGCGATGAAACACCGATAAACGAAAGCAATCTGAATAAAATCGACACTGCTACAGACGAGATTGACAATAGGGTTATAACGCTGGATACCACAAAGGCAACAAAAGCCGAAGTGTCAACACTGGTGCAGGACGTTGAATTTGAGGAAAAGACAGGCATTATTACTATTACTAAAAAAAATGGCTCAAAAATAACGATTGACACGCAGATGGAAAAAATCGCTGTGAATTTTTCATACAATGCCGGAACACAGCAGATTATTTTAACGCTTATTGACGGCACAAAGCAGTATATAGACCTGGCAGCACTGATTACGCAGTATGAGTTTTTGGACAGTGACACGGTGGCATTTTCAATTGACAGCACCGGTAAAGTGTCTGCAATCGTAAAAGAAGCGAGTATTCAAGAAAAGCATTTACAGCCTAATTATCTTGCAGATATTAAGGTTGAAGTTGCAAAAGCACAGGCAAACCAGTCGGCGGCGGCAAAATCTGAAAGCAATGCAAAGGCAAGTGAAACAGCGGCAGCAGCCAGTGAATCCAATGCGGCGGCGAGTGCTACAAAAGCACAGAGTTATGCCGTAGGCGGCACAAACAGCCGTACAGGTGAAGATACGGACAATGCAAAGTATTACAGCCAACAGGCGGCGCAGAGCCGGTCAGCGGCGGCAACAAGCGCAGATACGGCAAACACAAAAGCGGAGGAAGCGGAAGCAAGCGCGGCAACAGCCAAAACAAATGCTGATAATGCCGCAGGAAGTGCAAATGTAGCAAATGAAAAAGCGAATAGTGCGGCAAATAGTGCGACAATCGCAATTTCAAACTCAAATGCGGCACAGCAGTATGCTTCTAATGCGGAAACAAGTGCAAATACGGCACAAAACTATGCTGTAGCAGATACGGATAGCGCAAAATACTATTACGAGCAGGCAAGACGGATTTCCGAATCATTTTCCGGGGCATTGCGACCAATGGGAACAGTAACATTTGCGAATCTTCCCACAAGGCTTTTGCCGAAATCCGGATTCCGGGTGCTGTGATCCCTCCC